ATTGAATAGGTTTTTAGATCAAGATGAAATTGATTTAGCTAAAAATTTCTTTTTAAAATCTGCTAGTTTTAAAAAGATTGAAAAGATTGATCAAGAACTAATTAAAGAAATGAGTAAGTTTATATGATTGAACCTTGGATGATCAGAACAGCAATTGTTCTCTACTTATTAGCTGTTCATCTTTTTGCTTTGATTGGATTGATTTATGTTTACCTTATTTATGCACATGACAAACCAGTTGTGATTGAAAGGAATCATATATGAGTAAAAAAGAAATTGTTTTTCTTTATAAACTTGTTTGTGAATGTTGTGGATCAAACGTTGAACTTGTGACAGCAAAACATAATGGGAAGGAAAATATTTACTGCATTGAATGTTTCCATCAATTTGATGATGAAATTTTACTAGAACAATTGGAGGATTAAATGAATAAGAAAAATAAAAGACTTGATGGTAGAATTCTTTGGATTGATAAAAACATAGGCAATGGGATCATTGTTGACCATCAAGAAAATGAATTTTATTTTGATGTTTCCACTTGTGAAATGTTATTTGAAAATTTAGCAAGAAACCAATTTGTTTCATTTGAAGTTATAAAACTTAATACCTTAAATGTTGCAAGAAATATTTTAATTAAAACTAAAACGTTTAGATTAGGTTATGTTCAATGGTTCGATGATTTATCAGGTGTGGGACAAGTGTTCTGTCCACATGATCAGAAGTCTTACTATGTTCATTGGTCAGCAATCAAACATGGTGTAAGTGGTTGTAAAACTTTAAGTAAGAATGATCCTGTAAAATTTAAACTTTATGAAAATTTATATATGAGTCAAATTGAATCAATTGAAGTTCTCAAATTTAATTACACAATTGAACATGAACATTATTTGAATGATCTTATGAATGATTGCTTTGAACATGGAAGTGAGTTTGTTTTCCACTTGTCTGATGTTTATTATAAAGAAGAAAATAGTTTAATTGATAACTTACCAGGAACATAAACATGATCGGAAAAACTTTCGTTGCAATTTATAAAAATAAAATTGTGATTCTTCATGAGTGGCTTTTTACAGTTGTTGAATTTAAGAATGGAGATAAATGCTTGTCATGTGAATTAGGCCCTATTTCTGATTTTGAAATTATTGGAGAACTTTAAAATGAGCGACGAACTTTTAATTGCTGACAGAATAAAAATTGATTTTATTTTCCTTTATCATCCCAATAAATTTTTGATTGATGTTCTCAAAGCACAAATAAATTCTAAAAACTTTAGAGATATAAAATTCATTAGAAACATTCTTGATGTGAATTACAAACAAGCTAGAACAGAATATAAACTATTACAAAGGTTTTCAAATGGGAAAAGAATATAAATCACAAACACTTTACAAAAAATCTTCACAAGGGAAAATTGAACAATGGTCAATAGAAGTTTTGACTTTTCCAAACCACACAAAACGTGGTCAGTATTCAGTTAGCTGGTTTGTAAAACAAATTTATGGTGAAGTTGGTGGGAAGAGACAAAAGAAAGTTTACTTTGTTCATGAAGGTAAGAACATAGGAAAAGAAAATGAAACCACATCATATACACAAGCACTCAAGGAAGCTAAAGCAAAGTTCAATCAGAAACTAAAACAAGGCTATGTAAAAAGTCTTAAGGATGCACAAGCTGGAATTACTGACAAGATCATTGAAGGTGGGATTCTTCCAATGCTGTCAGGAAAATATTCTAAGAGTATGAAGTTATCTTTTCCAGTTTTTGTTCAACCAAAGCTTGATGGTGAACGGTGTATTGCAATTAAGAAGAATGGAAAATTTACTTTGTGGTCACGTTCAAGAAAACAAATTCATTCTTGTCCACACATCATTGAACAATTAAATAGTATGAACTTAGTTGGCAAAATATTTTTAGATGGTGAACTTTATAAACATGGTCTTGATGAAGTTGAACTTGAAAAGCTTATGGGATCAGTAAGAAAGAAAACACCGTCAAAGGAATCAGCACAAGTTGAATTTCACATTTATGATTGTGGTTGGCTTAACACTAAACTTGAATATGATCTAACACATAGAATTCAAACCATCCAAAGCTTACCAGACTACTTTGAACATATTCATGTGGTGGAAACAGTTAGGCGCTTCAGTCACCATGAAATAAATTTTGAACATGACTACTATGTGAAAGAAGGTTATGAAGGTGTGATTGTTAGAAACCCTTATTCACTTTATCAACAGAACAAACGTTCTAATGATTCACTGAAGTTTAAAAAGTTTAAAGAATCAGATTTCAAAATTGTTGGTGTTGTTCCAGGAAAAGACAAAACAGTAATTTTTAAATGTGAAACTAAAACAGGTTTTGTGTTTGGTGCCACAATGAAAGGTGATAAAGATTCAAACCAAAAATATTTGAAGAAGAAATCTTTATGGCATGGTAAACTTTTAAACGTAAAATATCAACGTCTAACAGGTGCAAACAAAGTTCCCTTGTTTCCTGTTGGAATAAAAATAAGGAATGATTTATGAAATTGGTTTTGTTACTGCTCACGTTTGTTGCTTGTAATTTTGAAATTAAAACTAGACCATCAAAGACACCAACACCAGTTGAAACACCTGTTGAGTTTAAAGGAAGGTGGAACAATCCAAGCTATGACAAGTTGCTTTACAATGCACTTATAAATTATGGTCAAGAACTTTTGAAGGTCACACCAGTTGATGCAAAAGATTTTATAAACGTATGGCCCACAAACAGTGATGGTGTTCTAAAGTTTTGGATGAACACAATTGTTGAAATGGCTTACTTTGAATCAGGGTGGAAAACTGCAACACAATATAAAGAGAACTTCAAAGATCAAAAAGGAAACTACATTGTTTCACGTGGTCTTCTTCAAATTTCTATTGAGTCAGGCAAAGGTTATGATTGCCCTTTAGCAACAGAACAAGACCGTCATGATCCTAAGATCAATTTAGAATGTGGTGTTAGAATCTTAAACCGATGGGTGGTTAGAGACAACAGAATTGCAGGTAAGGTCAACAATGAATGGAAGGGTGGAAGTCGTTATTGGTCAGTGTTACGTCAAGAGATTGGTGAAGTTAAGAAATCAACTGATGCAATTAAAGCAATCAATAAGGTGAATTAGAATGAAAGTTGAAAGAACAGCAACAGGTGTGACAATTAAACTTGATTGGGATGAAGCAGAAGAACTGAAAGATGAAGTTGAAAACATTCAAGATGAATTAGAAGAGACTAGGTGGACACACTGTTTAGTGTATAAAATTCATCATGAACTAGATGAATTATTTACGAGTGAAGGCACGTGAAAACAATTCACATTGGGTTCAATAACATTAAAATAAAAAGAGCAACGTGTGGTGTTTTGAAAGATAATTCATATAGCAACATTTCACTTGATCCTTCAAAGGTGAACTGTTTAAAATGTGTAAATGAATATTTGAAAAATAATATTTATCCAAGATCAAGCAAGTATGAACTTTGGGAAGTAAGACAAGAAGAACTTCAGAACCCAAAAACTTTTGGTGGTTAGTATATACCAATGGTATAAGGAAAATGTATGGAAGAATCAATTTCAGGTAGAAAGAAAGAAAAGAATGTTCTAGTAAGTTTTAAAATTTTACCTAATGAATTACAAAAGATTCAACGAAAAGCAGATAAGTTCACACAAGGGAATGTTTCAGAATGGCTAAGAATTTCAGGCATGAACCACCAACCAACAAAAATTAAAAAATAAGTTCTTTGTAACATCACTCAGGTTGTTGCAAAGTTAGGCACCTTAAGAAGTTATGACTCTTAAGGTGCTTTTACTTTTTGCCGATATTAATTCATACTAAATAAAATGATTTAGTAATGAATTTAATATGGCAAAGAAAAAAAAATCATCATACGTCAAGAAAGGCAACTATGAAGTTGGTTACAAGAAACCATCTAAAGCACATCAAATTAAAAAAGGTGAAGTAAGGAACCCACATGGTGCCAATGCTTCAAAAGAGAAAAGAGAACTAAGAAAAATCACAACACAATCAATTGCTGAATCTATAAAAATTGTTTTAGCTTCAACACCTGCTGAAGTTCAAGAAATGATTGATGATCCTAACACAACAACAGGTGAAATGATTGTCTTACGTGCAGCTTTACAAGCTGCAAACGATGGTGCTTTTACAAGATATAATGAAATCTTAGAACGTGCCATTGGTAAGGTTCCAACCAAAGTTGATGTGACAAGTGACGGCAAATCAATCCAAGAAAAAGTTGCTGATAAACAAGCAGTAAAACAAGCACTGAAAGAAATTGAAGAAGAAGTTTAAATGTCTGATGACACCAATGAACTTAAACAAGCAATCATTCGTGAAAAGTGTGAAGCATCACACTTGTTCTTCACTCGTTATTTTTTTAAAGTCAGGAACGGTTTTAAGTTCAAAGTAAATTGGCACCATTACATTCTTGGTGATGTTGTTGACCACATCATCAAGATGAAGAAGAAAAATGTTCTGATCAACATTGCACCAGGTTCCTCAAAGACTGAAACACTTGTGGTCAACTTCATTGCACGTGGTATTGCTCTAAACCCTTATTCAAGATTTTTACATTTAACTTATTCAGACACACTAGCAGGTGTAAACTCACAAGCAGCACGTGACATTGTTGACAGCGATGAATTCCAAATTCTATGGCCCACAAAGATTAGTAACGATGATAAAGCCAAAGCAAGGTGGAACGTTTTAGTTGATGAACAAAAAGCTGGTGGTTGTTATGCTGTTGCAACTGGTGGACAGGTTACAGGTTTTCGCGCTGGTAGGATGGTTGAAGGTTTTCAAGGTGCAATCGTTATTGATGATCCTTTAAAACCTGAAGATGCTTTTTCAAAACCTGCAACGACACAAGCAAACAGAAAACTAATCACAACCATCAAGTCACGTAAAGCTAATCCTGAAACTCCAATTGTGGTGATCATGCAAAGACTTAGTGAAACTGATCCTTCAGCTTTTATCAAGTCAGGAAACTTAGATGATCAAGGGAAGTGGGAATTTATAAACATTCCAGCACTCATTGATGACAAGTGGATCAAAGAAAATATTCATCTTCTTAGTGATGAAACTTTAAAGATGATGGACAAGACTGAAGTTGATGAACTTGGTAGGTTCTCTTATTGGCCATACAAAGAACCATTGAAGACTTTACTACAAATGGAAAAGGGAACACACACTGACAAGGAAGGTTCAAGAATTTCAAGACAAGTGTTTGCTGGTCAATACATGCAGTCACCAGTTGCGATTGGTGGGAACATCATTCGTGGTGAATGGTTCTACCGATATAAAACGCTTCCTAAAATAATTTATAGATTCATGTTTGCTGACACCGCCCAAAAAACTAAAGAAAGACATGACTTCAGTGTGTTTGAAGTTTGGGGAATGGGAATTGATGGTAAGATTTATCTGCTTGATCTAATTCGTGGGAAGTGGGAATCACATGAACTTAAAAAACGTGCCATAGCATTCTGGAACAAACATTGTGTTGATCAAGAAACTCATGGTTATCTTAGAAAAATGTATGTGGAAGATAAAGCATCAGGAACAGGTTTGATTCAAGACATTGCAAAGGAAGCTAGGATTCCTGTTGAAGCTATACAAAGAAACACTGACAAACTTACTAGGGCACTTGATGTGATTCCAGAAATTGAAATTGGCAATGTGTGCATTCCAGAAGATGCACCATTTACACATGACTTTATTGTTGAGTGTGAAGCTTTTACTGCTGATGACACCCATGCTTTTGATGATCAGATTGATCCTATGATTGACGCTATTGTAAAAATGCTTTCTAATAAAAATAAAATTAAACAATGGGAGAACCTTATATGAGTAAGAAGAAAAAGAAGGTGTTAAAAATTACTACACCTGTTAGTGATGATAAAACAAAAAAGAATGTGGTTGATGGTTTTGCAAACTTCACTTCACGTTTAGGTGTGAACCCTGGAACTAACAATCAACTTAGTGATGGTTACTACGTTCTAAATTTACTTACAAGAAACAGAATGCAACTTGAAGCTGCTTATCGTGGAAGTTGGATTGTTGGGAAGATGGTTGACGCTGTTGCTGAAGACATGACAAAAGCAGGTATTGACATAACTTCAAGTGAAGCTGCTGAAGACATTGAAGAACTTCAATCAGGTCTTTCACGTTTAGGAATTTGGAACGCTCTATGTGACACTGTAAAGTGGGCACGTTTATACGGTGGTGCAATTGCTGTCATGATGATTGATGGTCAGTCACTAGACACACCACTAAGAATTGAAACAGTTGGTAAAGGTCAGTTTACTGGTTTATCTGTTTACGATCGTTGGCAACTTGAACCCGATCTAACAGAAATAATAAATAGTGGGCCTAACTTTGGCTTACCAGCTTATTATAGAATCATTACTGCATCAGACATTATAAATGCAGATAAAAAGGGAGCAATGGGTTCTGGTTCAGGTTTTCTGAACACATCACTAGGTTACGGAATTAGAGTGCATCACTCACGAGTGATTAGAATGATCGGTGTGAAGCTTCCCTTTTATCAAGCAATCACTGAAATGCTTTGGGGTATGAGTGAGATTGAAAGAATTCATGACCGATTAGTTTCTTTTGACACTGCAACTTTATCAGCAGCAAACTTGATCAACCATGCAAACTTGAGAACAGTAAAAGTAAATCAACTTAGAGAGATTTTATCATCAGGTGGTAAAGCTGAAGAAGCTTTGATCAGAATGTTTGAGTACATGAGATTGGTGCAAAGTAATGAAGGTTTAACACTGCTTGATGGTGAAGATGACTATTCTTCAACTGCTTATTCATTCGCTGGTTTGTCAGACATGATGCTTCAGTTTGGACAACAGTTGTCAGGTGCTAGTGACATTCCACTTGTTAGATTATTTGGACAATCACCAGCAGGTTTAAATTCAACTGGTGAAAGTGATTTAAGAACTTACTATGATGGAATCAATTCAAGTCAAGAATCAACCATGAGACTTGGAGTCAATACAATCATACGTGTTGCCTACCAATCACTGTTTGGAAGGGAAGCACCAAGTGACATGCAATTTAAGTTCACTGCTTTATGGCAGTTGTCTCTTCTAGATAAATCAACAGTTGCAAAAACTAATAGTGAAACAATTGCTGGAAGCTATGAAGCTGGTTTAATTAAACGAGTGACAGCAGTAAAAGAACTTAGACAACAATCTTCTGAAACTGGTGTTTTCACAAACATCACTGATGAAGACATTGCTGAAGCTGAACAGGAAGAAAGTGTTCCAATGCCTTCAGACATTCCAGAAGTGAATGAAGCTTTTAAAGGAACTGATTCAGCAATCAAGAAACTGTTTAAAAAATTAAAAGGTGGTAAGTAATGCCAACAAAAGGTGATGAAGGTTTACCACTTATGAAGTACATCAAACGTGGTGGAATAAAAAGAGATAAACATAAATGCAAACTTGCACGACAAGCTAGGAAAAGAAATAGAAGATGAAGAACACCAAAGAAACTATAACATGCTGGTTGAAAAGGTTAGATGGTTCTGATGAAATTAGAACTATGTTCAAGTATCAAGAAACAATTCCGATTCGTTTACAATGGAAAGATGTTGTCGGTGCTTTTGCTGGTTTTACTAAAAATGGAAAACTAAAATACATTGAGGTAAATCAATGAGCGTTCTAGATTTTATTTTGTTGTGTTTTATTTTTGCTATGTTGATTTATGAAATAAACAACTGGAACAAAAAATGAAATTTAAAAACTTTACCTTTGATGCACAAACAAAAAACATCTTTCAAAAGAGTAAGTTTGCTGCAACTAAGGCACAAGAAAAACAGTTTGAACGCTCACTAAGAAAAATTGCAAAGGCAACTGGTAACATTATTGAAGCGTTCACTGTTGGTGCAACAATCACTGATCCCAAAGCAATGATGAAGATTTTAAATGACTACTCAAAGCTGCTCACACCATGGGCTAAACTTCAATCCCAAAAACTTTTGGGCGAAACACTAAAGCGAATCAATTCCGACAAACTTTATAAAGAACAATCCAAAAAGATGGGAAGCTTAATTTCAAAAGAAATAAATGAAACTGAAACTGGTTTTCTCACTATGAATTTAATGAATGAACAGGTGGAACTTATTAAATCAATCCCACTTGAAGCTGGTGAACGTGCTCAGAAGTTAGCAATAGAAAATTTGTCAGGTAGTAGACGCGCAGAAGAAATTGCAGCAGAATTAAGGAAGACCACTAAAGTAACCGAAAATAGAGCAGTACTAATTGCAAGAACAGAAACAGCTAGGGCTAATACTTATTTGAATCTTGCACGTGCAACTTCTATTGGCAGTAAAAAATATATTTGGAGAACTTCTGGTGATGCTGATGTGAGGGAATCACACAAAAAAATGAACGGTAAAGAATTTTTTTGGAACAAACCACCAACACTAGAAGACGGAATGACAGGTCATCCTGGAACGTTCCCAAATTGTCGATGTTATGCTGAACCAATTTTAGAAGATGAATAATAGGAGAATATTTTTATGGTTGATAAATTTATAAATCAAGCACCGTTATTAGATTCACCAAGTGGTGATGCTTTTGCAATTACTCCACATGCTGATGAAGACCTTGCAACTTCCACACGTGGAATTTATGTTGGGGTTACAGGCAACATCAACTTGATCACTGTTGGTGGTCAAACTGTTTTGTTTGAAAACTTACCTGCTGGTTTTATTTTACCAGTTAGAGCAAAAAGGGTTTTAGTTTCTTTAACATCTGCAACTAAACTTATTGGGCTTGCTTAATGTTTATAGGAATGGGAATCAACATAAATCAAACGGTGGGCAAAGTTTTAACCCCACCTTTTTCACCTGCTGATGTTCCAAACATTTCTGCTTGGTATAAGTGGGATGCAGGTGTTCTAAATAATTCTGATCTTCCTGCTGTCCTAGATGATCCGGTCAAAAGTTGGCTTGATCAGATTGGTTCTGTTGATGTTTCACAAGCTAACCCTGCATTTAGACCGATCTTCAAAAACACACATCTTCAATTCGATGGTGCTGCACAATGGTTGTTAGCAACAACAGGTGACATACAAGTGAATGGTGGTGCCACGTTTATTCTTTGGGAAGGTGAAGCAGGTTCACTTTATGCTGGTGACATTGATCTTGTTGCTGGTGGTGCTAATGATGGTCAAATATTCAGGGAAAATGGTGAAGTGTCACCAGGTGTTAGTTCTCAATATAGAATGTATGCTGGTGCTTTTGCTAATCAAATTACTTACACGTATGGACAAATGAACGTCACATCACTTTTATATCTTGGAGCAGATGCAATTCATAGAAAGAATGGTGTCCCTGTTGGGCCTGCAAACACTGGAACAAATTCAGGAACAGGAATTTCTATTGGTGCTAGAAGAGAGGGTGATAGGGCGTTCAAAGGTAAAATAAAAGAAGTAATTGTTTATAGTGTTGCACCAGATGGAACAAATTTAACTAATATAGAAAGTTATTTAGCAGCAAGAGCTTTATTATAATTTAATAACTAAGGAGAACGTTATGAGCACATTAAATCTTACTAATAATTTTGGTGAAACTACAAGCAATGAAGTTTTAGAATCTAGTGATCCTTTTCCACCATTGTCACCAGCAGCAGCAGGAACAGTTGTTGCAAACATTGAAGAGACTGAAGAATCACCAGTGTATGTTCCACTTGCTGATTTTGCTGAAGCACTTCCAAATAAAGAAATGGAAACTGAAACTGTTCTTGCTAACATTACTGGTGAAACAGCAGTTGGTATAAATGTTACACTCGCTGATTTTGTTGAAGCACTTCCAAATAAAGTAATTGCAGCAGAGTCACTAATTGTAAACCTTGACGATGAAGCAGCAGCAGGAACAGAAGTCACTTTTCAAGAACTATCTGACATTGTACCAGCTAAAACAGGTGTTGAAGCTTTAGTTGCAATAGCAACTGCTGATGTTCCTGCTGCTGCTGTTGGATATGTTCAAGCTGATGTTGAAGAAATGGTTGTTCTAATCAATGAACTAAAAGCTGCTTATAATGGTTTACTTGCAGCACTTAAAGTTGTTGCTTAAGGAATAAATTTAATGAAGTTTTTTGTAAAAACCAAATTAAGTGAAAACATAAGTGAAACACCAGAAGGTTTTTTACTTTGTGTTAAGGTTCCTTTAACCCATACTGGAAACCTTCGATATGTACACCCTGAACACCCATTTGGCGAAGAAGTTCAGGAAGTCATAATGAGAAGGAAACCAGAAGAACTGTTTTCACCTTCCACCATGTCTTCATTTGAAGGTAAAGATTTTACTGTCCAACACCCTGAAGAATTTATTGATCCTGACAACTACCAAGAACTAACCAATGGTGTTTTGTTCAATGTTAGAAAAGGCAAAGACAAAATAAACATTGATGATGAAGAAGTTGAAGTTCTTCTAGGTGACATTCTGATCAAGGGTAGAAAAGCGATTGATTTAGTAAAGCAAGGTGTTAGGGAAATTTCTTTAGGTTATGAATGTGAATGGGAACTGGTGGGTGACGGTGTTGGTGAACATTCAAAAATAGTTGGAAACCATTGTGCTCTTGTCGATCAAGGCAGGGCAGGAATTAAATGTGCAATTAATGACCATAAAATAAAGGAGAATGAAGTTATGGACACGAAACTAATGGAAAAGTTTAAAAAACTTTTTGGTAAGACGATTGATGAAGCAGTGAAAGACGAAGAAGAAAAGAAAGCTGCTGATGAAGAATCAGAAAAAGCGGCTAAAGAAAAAGCAGCTAAAGACGAAGAAGAAAAAGCAGCTAAAGAAAAAGAATCTAAAGATGGTGACGTTGAAGCACGTTTTGAAAAGATTGAAGCAATGTTGGCTAAACTTATGGACAAGTTTGCTTCAGAAGATGAAGACACTGAAACTGAACTTGTCGTTGCTGATGATGAAGAATCTGAAGAAGACGAAGAAAAAGAAGAATCAGAAGATTCAGATGAAGAAGACAAAGAAAAGAAAGAAAAAGCAACTGACACAATGTCACGTGCTGAAATTCTTGCACCAGGAATCAAGAAAAGTAAAAACATCATGAAGGAAGCTTTGGAAAAAGCTTATAAAACAAAAGATGGTAAGAAAGTTATTGATTCACTTACTGGTGGTAAGGATGTTTCAAAACTTAAGGATGAAGCAGTTCATTCAACTTTCATTGCAGCATCAGAACTGTTGAAAGTAAAACGTGTGAATGACTATGCTTCAACTAAAATCACAACCATTGACGCCTTCCCTGATCTTAAAGGAAAAGCAACTTCAACAGTTGATGAAATAAATAAAGCAAACAAAGAATTTTGGGAAAACAAAAAGAAGTAAGTAAAAACTTAGAAACTTAAAAGGAGAAAATTATGACAGCTTATCTTTACAATGCACCTTCAGGCGTTCCAGGTGATGTGACTAGAAAACAAGAATCAAACGTTGAACCAATCATTCTTGGTGAAGCTTTTGATCATTTTGGCAGACCGTACAAACTTGATGCAACAACTGGTAAAGCAATGATGATTGACGCTGGTGATGCGGCAACAGTGTTTGACGGAATTTTATCACGTTCAGTTCCACAAATTAGCGGGAATGACAGTCAAGGTCTTAATGATGCAATTCCAAACGCTGATTCAGTCAATGGTGGTTTAGTTCGTGGGTATATAAACGTTATTTGTACAGTTGGTACACCAGTTCGTGGCGGTATTGTTTACATGCGTGTTCAAACTGACACTGGAAAAGAAATTGGTGACTTTGAAGCAACTTCAGACACAACAAACAGTGTTGCACTAGTTGGTGTTGAATGGGCATCAAATGGAAAAGATGCTAGTGGAATTGCTGAAATTAGAGTGGCTAAATAATTAAACTTAGAAAGGAGAACAACATGACAATAAGACGAAGAGTAATGGATTCTACACTTGCTTACTTTGTAAACCAGTTAGATAACTTTGATCAAACACTTCACCAACCTTTAATGGATGTTTCTTGGGGTAGAGACATTCAACTTAGAGGGAACGTGTCACTAGCCAACGAATCAACTTCATTCACAAGAAGTGGTTTTGGTGCAACAGGAACACAATCTAGTAAACTTACTAGAGGTGTTTCAATGCCTTTCATTTCACCAAACTCAACAGCACTTCCAGGCGTTTCAATAAATGGTGAAAGGATCGTAACACCCTTAAGACCACTAGCACGTGAAATTGGTTACACTTACATTGAACTTCAACGTTCACAACTTCTTGGACAACCAATTGACACCCAATTGCTTCAAGCTTTACAACTTCAATACCAATTGGAAACTGATGCAATGGTTTATATTGGAAACTCTGATGTAAGTGCTGAAGGTCTTACTAACAGTTCACTTGTGACTTCTTACACTGTCACAACTGGTATTGGTGGCTTACTATGGTCACAAAAAACACCAGTAGAAATTCTAGCTGATGTGAACAAGATTCTAAATGACACATGGGCTGCTTCTGGTTTTGCTGTTTGTCCTGCTGAACTTAGAATTCCACCAGCACAATATTCACAAATTTCAACACAACTTATTTCTTCAGCAGGTAGTCAGTCAATTCTTAAATATCTTGCTGAAAATTGTGTTGCTAACAACTTGAATGGTAAACCATTAAACATTCAACCACTCAAATGGTTAACTGGTGGTGGTGCAATGGGTGCTGATAGAATGATGGCTTACACAAATGATTCTAACAGAGTTAGATTCCCAATGGTTCCTTTACAAAGACAAACTGCTTATTATCAAGGAATAACTTTTCTTGCACCATACGTTTACGGTTTTGGTGAAGTAGAATTTATTTATCCTGAAACTGTAAGATATGCAGATGGGATTTAATTATGAAAGTATTAGTTAAACAGTCATGTGCAATTGATGGAAAAGAATTCAAAATAAAAACAAAGGGAAAACCTGTCATGTATGACATGCCAGGTTTCTTTGTTCTTCTTTCTTACTTTGTTGCACTAGTAAAAGATGGTGCTTTAGAAATTAAAGAAGTTAAACATGAAGATTTTCTTGATGTTCCAAAAGAACATGTTGATTTAAAACCTTGTAAGTTTATTTCTGATCTTGTGGAAGACATTTATGAAAAATCTTTGCCTAAAAAAGATGATTCATTTATTGAAGCTAAAGAACTTGAAGCTAAAGAACTTGAAGCTAAAGAACTTGAAGCTAAAGAACTTGAAGCTAAAGAACTTGAAGCTAAAGAACTTGAAGCTAAAGAACTTGAAGCTAAAGAACT